GCTAAGTTTAATGCTGTGTTATCACTTGGTAAACCTGGTGTGTCTGACTCTGTATTTTTAGTAAATAAACCTGCTCCGATACCACCTACTATTGGTACAATGTTTTTAGATATTGAACCTAATATATCTTTTCCTATAGTGCTTTCACCTTTTTGAGTTTCTGAACCTAAAATGTCACTTATTTTTTCTAGTCCTTGACCACCTTTTTCAACAACATAATCTTTTGCTGTGCCTAATCCTTCAAGAACGCTTTTACTTATTTTTCCATCGTTTAAAAAATAATCTCCACCAGCTGCAATTGCTGCTGTTAATAATGGGTTTTCTTTAATTTCATTTGGAATTAAATCATCTACAACTTTATCTTTTGCTTTTTGAAACCATGATCCAATACCATATTGTTTTCTACCATCAGCACCCATGATACCACCATACGCTGCCATCTGTCTGTCAGGTAATACTGGTCCTGTAGGTTTAGGTTGAAAAGGATTAACTGGTTTTGTAGGATCGTTTGGTAATGGAGTGCCACCAGACATTTGTCCTTCGGCCATTACTTGATCTAAAAATTGTTCGAAAGACATAGGATCTAATCCTTGTTCTATCATGTCGTCAAGATACTTAGAGTATTCTTCTTCTATTTGAGCCATCATCATCTCTTGCATTTGTTGCGGAGATTTAGGACCTTCATTACCGCTATATTTTATAGAAGGTGCGTTAGTCTGTAACTCTTCTGAAATTTGTATATCTTCTATTCCCATGGTTTTGTTAGTTTACTTTGTTTTTGCGAACAAATCAAGAGGTGGCATGATAACTGTTACGTCTCTTTGCACATCCTCTTTAGGTATATTAGCTAGTTTTAGAGCCTCTTCAGTCTCATAAATCTCACCTGTTTTCTTGTTCTTAATTGTTGTTATTATCTTATCGGGTGTTAACATTCTTATCTCACTCATTATGTTGTTACCTCTTTTTTTATATTTAAATAACTTACTGCAAAATCAAAAGAATCCACAGTGCTTGCTTGTATAGTAAATGATGATCCACCTTCAACTATTAGCGGTTGAGTTAATAATTCTAAAGTTTGATCTCCAACTAATGGAGCAGATTTAATTGCTGTAATACCGTTATTTGTAACTGTAACAGTAGCATTATTATTTGCAGATGTAACTAGAATTGATTTAATAACTATAGTTTCATTAACAGCAGGTAGACCTGTTGGAAAAACATCTAATGCATTTCCTGTAGTATCATTATCTATTCCTACAAATTTATATTGGTTTACTACTGCCATTAATCTAAAAAGAAGCTTCTAGCTTCTATCTCCTGTTTTAATTCTTCTTGAAACGTTGTATTAAGTTTTTCAAGAACAGCATCTAAATCTCTAACCAAAGATTGTGATATATCTTGATCATATTCTTGACTTGCTCTTGTTAATGTTTGTACTATTTTTGCCATTATATTCCTAACATATTTTTTAACATAGTGTATCTAGTTCGTTCTGCATCACTAATACTTCCTGTTTGTAACTTCTGTAATAGTGTTCTGTATTCATCTTGTAATGCGTTTGCATTCTCTAAGGTGTTTATTCCATCATTACTACCACTGTCTGTATTTGTATTGATAACAGGTTTAGTTTTAGAAGTTACATTATTTGTCAAAGAATCTTTAAAAGACTGTATAACATTTTTATCTTTAAGACCTATGTTTTTAGTTAAACCTTCTATAACTTCAAACGGTTTATTTAAATTTTTTGTTGTATAGGGTTGAATAAGATCTTTTGCATATTTTGCTCCTGAATATAATGATTTTGCTTGTCTATATTTTGCAGCTAACGCTGGATTGATTGCAAATAAAGCTGCATTACCTAATAAACTAAACATATTAAATTGATCTTTTTTAGGTGCAAAAGTATTTAACAAATTTCCATCTTTAAAATATTCTATACCTTTAGGTGTAAAATTTGGAATAGGTGCTTGCATTATTTGAGCTAATTGTTTTGCTCTTTCTCTGTCACCTTTTGTGTCTGGTGTCACATCAAATTTTTTACCACCAATCATTTCATAAGCTTCTGGTGCTGTACTTCTATCAACTGTTCTAGTTGAAGTACCTAATTCTTGAGGACCTCTAGGTCCGTCATTACTATTATTACTATTATCATTAGAAGTATTATTAGAAGTATTATTTCCCATAGAAGCACTTTGTGCTTGGTTAGATTCATTACCCATATCCATTCCACCGCCTCGAAATCTAACTCTTTGACCTTGTGCATACATCATTCTTTTATCAATCATTATCTTCTTCCTCCAGCTTGTATATCTAATCTAAAAGTTCCAAGTTTCCAAGTAGTATCAACAGCTGTGTTAGATATTGTAAGAGCTATAGCTCTAGCTCTTGCTCTAGTGTCTACTTTTGTAGTACTAGACGATACTGTAAAAGGTCCAAGAGATGAACTGACTGCTGCATCACTAGGATAATTTCTTAAATCTAATTGTATAACTGCGTTTCCTTGTTGAGATATAAAGTCAGGTATAATTCTACTAACTCTCATTATGTTTTCACCATCCCCTCTAAGATCAGCCATGTTAGTTGCTGCCCCTCTTACAACTTTCTGTGTAATATCATAATCACCAGATGTAATATTAGCAGGAATTGCTGTTGCAGCTGTAGCTGCTATTTGTTGATTAACTCCTGTTTCATGTTCAAAATAAATCGTAGTTCCATCAGTGTTACCAATTACATCAAACGATGTATCAACGTCTGCATTGTATTGTGTTGCGTGAGGTAATCCAAATACAGCAGAATCTTGCCATGTTGTTCTGGGAAATAAACCACTTGCATTAGTAAACCATATAGGTCTTTTTGCTGTTGAATCTAGATAACTATAAGACACTGCTCTATTAACATTATTAGATGTAGATGTTGGGTAAAACCAAGTAATCTCACCAAACAAGTTATTTATACCACAGTAAATTAATTGATTAGATGTTGTGTTAAGATCATCATAAACATAATCTTCAACCAAACAATCCATTGATTCTAACTTACCAGTATATCTAAAGAAACCATTATCAGACATCCAATAAGCAGCACCATCAACTTCAACGGCTGCATTCTGTCCTATCAAACCACAGTTAGTTCCAACTTGTGAATAGGCAAAAGTAAAAGGAGTTCCAACAAAGGTCATAGTAAATAAAGAAGTATCACTCCAAATGTAAATTGCATTTCTACCTAGTTTAGCACCCATGATCCGTGATCCGGCGGCCAGTCTCTGTGTACCCGCACTATTCTCAGCTGTAGGAGCATAGTCATTAATATTTTCTTGAGATGAAAATCTTATAAACATATCATCTTGTGATGTTTTATCTCCAATCGTTCTTTCCGTTCCAAAGAATACTAAGTGACGATCGGGTGTTGATACTAACATGTCACGTGATGCTGTTGGTGCACCTGCTATAATAGTAGCACGAGTCGCTGTTGCGTTTGCTGCATCACTATCCCATTCAAAACACTCACCATTATGAATTAAAGCAATCAAAGTTGTACCTAAATTGTCCAAGGACCATAGACCAGGATCCGTTACTGAGTCAGTATTCGCTGCAGGTGAACCCCAACCTGTCCATGAAGATGAATTAGTTACTGTTGCACCATTAGAGTGAGATGATCTTGTTGATCCTCTAACTGCTCTTGTAATTCCTGTTAGTTTTAATCCTGTAATTCCTGTGTAAGATATTTCTTCTCCACCTATTTGAATATAGTTTACCCCTGATGATGGGAAACCTGCTGTACTAGCTAATGTAATTTCTGTAGCTGAACCATTATTACCATTAGCATCATCTGCTAATGATCCATTTAAAGTTGTTATAAGTGAACCTAATATATTACCACCAAACAAAGATATACCCCAACCAAAAGCTCCTATTTGATCAGCAGGTCCAACACTATAATATTGATAATAATCTATACCTCCGGATGTTGTTGCACCACTACCTGTTTCATTAGAAGGCATTGTAATAGTAATTGTTGTTGGAGTAGGTACACTTGTTACCATAAATTTTTTATCAGCAAAATCTACAGCTGTAAAATCAGAATTTGTTATTGTTGAGAAAGTTGTATCATCACCAAATAAAATAATATCTCCCGGTTGAAAAGTAGTAGTTGTTGGGAATGTAATTGTAACTGTTGGTGATCCGTTAGTTGTACTAAAAGCACTTGTAATAGATGTACCTGCTGGATTAACTAAAGGATGAATATCATAATACACACCTCCGGAATACACATATAAAATTCTATTAGTTCCTATAGCTGCAAACTTTGTAGAAGCTGTGTTAACAAAATGATGTAAACCTCTGGCTGATCCAGTTAATTTAGACTCACCTAACTGAGCCCAACCACCTATCTTCTCTGGTGTACCATATCTAAAACGAACATTTTCTCCACCTGTCCACTGAGATTCAGCTCCGGTAGATGTAACTTGTTTATTAAAGCCTGGTAAAAATCCTAATTTTTGTAACATAAATTAATCCGTTTATTAGGTTATAACACATTTATATTGAGAGCAACAGATTAAAAGTAAGGGGATTTCGTGGTGGGTCCTCCCCTTACAAGTTTACATTGTAAACTATTTCTTAGATTTTGTCAACTTAACACCTT